TGGCATATGTTTTTCAAAAAACATCAACAATGAGTGTGTATCTTCATACATATCCATTATTGCATTGCCTGTACCTACTTCTCTAGCAACCCAATCCGTAGTCCAGATATATGCGTTTGCATTATCAAACTCGGGAATCGGAAATAGTGATACGGTAGGGTCGGTAATCCAAGCCTTATCCCACACACTATATTGTCTGCCTTGATATTCATATGCTATATGAGGCGGTCTTATCCTCACACATGCTACCATTACTCCCGCTGGATCATCAATCGTTAAAAAGTAACAGTCTTTCTCCCATCTATCGACAGGATTCATAATTCGGTTATTGTGTACTACAAAATTATTTACCCTATTGTATATAATTGTAGCAAATTCTTCTTTAGGGATTATGTTAAAATGTCTTGCTTTCTTTACATAACCATTTTCGTACTTGTGTTCGCCCACATTAAGTATCATATTTTATTTCCCCATGTAAATTTATTCGTGTTTTATACTCATCTCCATATTTCTTTCTGCCAGCTTTTCTATCTAAGTGGCCTCCTAAAGGAACATAGTATAGGCATAAGGTAATACAAGATTCTTCTAGTAATCTTTTACGACCGTGATATGTCGTAGCACCATTGAATACAACTGCATCGCCTTGCATTGCCTCTAATATTTGTGCATCGTACTGCACTCCTTCAACAAGGGGGTTATCTTGATTACGAGCAAAGCCTATAGGCCAGCTGTTATCACTTATTTGTACACATACTACATACTCAAATTCCCACTTGTTTACATGCCAATTCATAGCAGTACCTTTATCCCATGCTTTTAGCATCGAGCTAGACAAAGATAACTTCTCTTTGAAGTGTTCTTGCACAGTTGTTAAGTATGTAATTCCAATAGAATCTGTCAAAGCAGTTCCATGCACTTCCCAGACTTTACCAGACTTTACCATACGTTTGGCTACTCTACCTGTCATCTGTCGTAAGCGCATATAATTGCACAAAGTTTCGCACTCATGTAAAGACATGAATGACTTTCTTATCAAAGGTTTCATTTTGTTAAATCTTTCAAAATTGTACTAAAGTATTTTATACCCTCTTGGTATCTAAATACTGCGTCAGCTGCCGTCTTTTTTGCTTGGTCTAGTTCCGAACATTTATAACAAGTATTACAAGGAACATACCCTGTAATATTGCCTTCTTTATCTTTTAGAGTACCTGTAGGAGTAATACAACTCCATATTGTATCTAATAAACCAGGCTCTTCTCTTATAATTAGAGCATACATTTCAGACTTTGTTAGAAAATCTAGTGGATTTAGCACTTGTGGTATATCTTCTATAACCTTTTTTAAATCTACACCAGAACCGTCTAATACATCACTTGCGTATGTAGCCATAATTTTGCGATATTCTCTAAACTGTAAGCGCATACGCATATCGTCTTCTGCGTTTGCTCCCATCATAAACCACTTTAGTTTGATACCGCCAGGCTGTGCTAAAGCCATTGACATAAAAGAGGACAGTCCCGATACTATAATCGGGACGTCCTTGGTATATGGCAACGTAGATAGCATTGACTTGTCATTACCATATGGTAAATCAAAGTACTCTGCTTGCTTCTGTGTGTAAAACGCCATAGCATCTGCGAACAGACCATATCGCTGTTCATACCAATGCACACAGAAGGGTTTTAGGCTCGGGTCTCTTACAGCATAAATTAACGCTGCAGTTGACTCTATCCCTGCTGACAAAGGCATATATGTATTGCAATCAGGGTGTTTTGCAATCGCCGCAGCAATCTCTGCGGGCGACTTCAATATGGGATTTACCGTTTTTGATGCGTGTACTTGTAATGCTTCCTTTTTCATTTCTGTAAGTCCAAAAGTACGTTCTCCGTTGCCTTATCGCGAACCTGCACCATTTGTTTTAACGGTTTAAATTTACCATTACAGACTACTTCGGTCATAATATAGTTCTGAGGCATAACTAAGTTAATTAAAACTAGTGCTGCCTCATAGGGGTCTATAAAATATTCCCCATCTTCTACTCCGTCCAGTATTTTACTATTTGTCCAACCCATACTAACATTGTGTAAACGGCACTTGTTCTTGTAGGGGTAGTCTGTGGCCTTAGCAATACAGTAGTCTCTCAACTCAGCTTTATCCTTCTCATAAATACTAGCTCCAATACTATAATAGCATGTTGCGGAGCCTGTGTTGATAATTACTTTTTCTCTATCTGCCCATTGTGTATGTAGAATTTTTAGAATTTTATTTTGTGCTCGAGGAAACCAGGCGTGATTAAATACTACATCTGGGTCGTCTCGTAAGATAGCGTTGATGATTTTGTCACCATCGCCCTCCTTAAGGTCGAAACCATTTGACCTAGAGTACCCTTTAACCAAAGCTCCATGAAACTGACAATATTCGTAAATTTCTTTACCAATCCCGCTTGTGTGACCTGTAACTGCCACCTTTTTACCTTTTAACATTTCCATTAAATCTCTCTTAAAATCCTAGTGATGATACGCTGATAAACATTGTGCCAAAGACAAAGATTGCTAGCAAAAACATTGCTACGTCATCGACTTTATTAAAGTCGTGTCTGTTAATTCTTATGCCTCTGTACAAACAATCAGCTGTTTGTTTTATACTTTTCATTTTTAATAATATTTGTCCCACTTATCAAAACTGTAGTCTGAACCTATTTCAAAGTCGCAACCTACAGGACAGCCAGGAATTGAAAAGCCTCTGTCTTTTTGGACGAAGGTCTTCAGGTTGTTACAATAGACCTCCATCTCATCTTCAGGCACTTCTGCAAGAATTGAATCATGCACTAGCCCGAATATCTTGGAGTTCATTCCATTTCTATTGATGTATTTTTGCATATCTATCGCACCCAATAGGTTGATGTCTGATGCGACTGATTGTACAAGAAAGTTAATTCCAGACCTTACTTCGTGAGACGCAATACCTTTATCCTTACTCTTGGCATTGGGAAGCCTACGCTTCCGTCCGAACTCTGAATAAATGAAAGCATTGGACTTAATGAAAGCCCCACATTCATCTAACCATTTTTTCAGATTGGGGAATGATTGGAAATAATCCGCAATAACTCTACTTGCATCGTGCATTGAGAACTCTGTACCAGAGTCCTTCGTAACCTGCCATGAAATCTTAGCTGGGCCAGCGCCGTACATTATACCGAATGTAACAGCTTTCGCCTGTTGACGCTTGTCTCCGTATAATTCATCGACTTGCTCAACATCACATGGTAGATTAAAGACTTGCTTTGCGATAGTCGAGTGGAAGTTGCCGCCACTCTTGAATACCTCTTGCAGTCCTACGTCTTTCGCCAAAACAGCGGCAACATACACTTCTGCCGTTGTTAAGTCCATAGAGACGATTTTATGTCCTTCTCTTGCTTTAATGCAACCTTTTACTGTCGGGTTATCCCTAGGTAGCTGTTGCATATTCAATTTACCACTAGAGGAAAGACGACCAGAAGTAGTACCGTGTAAGTTAAACCCAGTACGCAATCGAGAGTCTCTATCAAGATTCGGTATAATTTTATCAAGATAGGTATTCTTAATCTTATTCTTTTGTCTTATCTCTAGGATATGTTTAGGAACAGCGTGTTCTTCTGCAAGTTGTCCTAAGACCTCTGCATCAGTACTATGGGCACCTGTACCCGTTTTCTTACCCGTTGGGGTTAGATTGATATAATCAAACAAGAGGGAACGAAGCTGAACTGTGGAGTTAGGGTTAAAATCTTTACCCTGTGCTTTCTCGAAAAGTCTCACTTCAGGAAATTCGTATAATTCTGCAACTGCTTTCGTTATATCTTCCTGCATTACACCCTGAGCAAACTCAAGTCGCTCACGGTCGAAAGGCACTCCATTGTTCTCTACTTGTCTTAAGAAGTCACAGCCTTCAAGTAGAATATTCTCATAGACCCATAAGAGTCTCTTGTTCTTCTCGATTGCTGGCCTCATCTTCTGATATAATGCAAATGTGACTACTGCGTCCATAGCTGCATAGTCTTTCATTACATCAAAAGGAATCAGGTCATAACTAAAGGCTTCCTTTAGTATGCCATGTTTACGCCTGTACTCTGCACCCCAATCCTCTAACGGTTTCTCATAATCCCCGAAAGGAGTATGTTTCATTGCTAGGGTTTTGAGTCCATGTGTGCCAGGGTTTTCATCAAACATATAATGCATAAGCATTGTATCTTCGAAGTTTGGAAACTCGAAATTAAAATGGTAAATAAACCATTGTAAGTCGAACTTCGCATTGTGAAATACTACTGTCTTTTTGGTGAACAGTTCCTGCATTTTTGCTTCGACATCTTCATCAATTACATCAGCGTCACAATATATACCGTGATCAGGCTCATAAGACATAGAAAATCCAAGCATATAGCCGTCCCTACAATATAAAGCACTGGTTTCTGAGTCGAGTGCGATATACGGGAGCGGGTGGTCAATCGCCTTCTGTAAGAAGTCGAGTGCTGTTTCTTTGTCTTGTATGCCATAACATTTATCCTCTGATAGTTTCTCTATCTTTAGTTCTCCGCTAACATAACCTGCAATACTTTCTATTGCTTCTTCAAAGGCTTTCTTAGCTTCAGGTTTAAACTTTATAATAGCAGGATTCATGAGTGCTAAAAACTTTTCATCAATAATCTTGCCGTTGTATTCTGTAACAGATGTTTTCCTAGTGTATTGTTTAAATGCTTCAGCACCTACTAAGATTACCCATTCGTAATCATCAATATCTAACTCTAGGTCTACATCTTTCTTTAGAACTTTCTTGACAGAACTATCAGAACATAATGCAAAACGGTCAAATTCAAACTCGAAATATTTATCGAAGTTTGTACTTGTAGGCTTTGTTTCTATAAGTGCTATTTGAGCCATTCTAATAATTCTCCATAAGTTAATGTTTTAAATAAGTGAGAGTCCAAGTGATACTTAAAAGTCTGTTTGTTTAAATGAAACTGACCTTCACCTGTATTCCCTCTGTGTTGTTTGTTAGAGTATTTCATATCAGTACCAATATCTTTAGAAAAACACCTAAAGATTAGCACCATGTCCTTGAAGAACACTCCATAAAAAAGAACATCAAATTCTTCTTTTTTGACTTGTTGGATATTACAATCCCAGTCGTAATCTCTCCACTCATGATACATTATATCACGGTTGGCTTCGCATTGTAAAGCTTTGAACAGGTTACTGTCCGTTATCTTCAGTTCTGCTTTCTTTTGTACTCTCGAAAATTTACACTCTATTCGACTACCATCAAATTTATCAAATAAATCGAATGATAACTGATCGCTGTTATCTGCTTTTATAATCTTCTTAATCATAATCTCGGCAACTGTGCCGAATCTACGAGTATGCAATCCGAAGATTGCTTGTTGAAGTTGAGTGCTATCCATATAATCGAGTCTTTATCTTTTTAATTTGGTCAGGAGTCAACCCACCTGGGTCTTGTCCATCACGTAATGTTATCTTTTGTACTGACAGTTCCATTTTCTCTGCCAATGTTTTAATTTGTTCTGTTGCTTTCTGACCTGCTTCGTCGCCATCAAACATAATATCTATTCCCTGTACTCCTTGTAATTTGAGTAGAGATAGCTTGAACCAGTCCATTTGTTGTGTTCCGAAACAGCAAACTGTGTTAGTCAAGCCATTGTCCCAAAGATTGAGACAATCAAAAATTCCTTCAACCAATATCACTCTGTTTTGTATTGGTTTTACTTTAGCTGGTGTGAATGGCATCTTTACCCCGCTTGGGTAAATGTAATACTTCTCTGCTCCTGTGCCTCCAACTATAAGTCTCCCTAAGAGTGCAATGTTTTTACCAGTTACGTCGCGAATGGGGAAGATGATCCGCCCTTCAAACTTTGGAACATTCCAAGTGAAGGCTTGCCATATCTTGAGAGTTTTCTCAGAGATATTACGATACGGACCACCTTTCCATTCTATGCGGTCTTCTGGGAGTTGAATACCTACGGTCTGCGATCTGGTTTTTGCAATCTTTTCTTTAATTCTGTGTAGTTTCACTTCTAGTGGACTCTCTGGTGCACCATAGTGTGTAAATAAGTTACCTTTGAACCCACATGAAAAACAGTGCATCATGCCTGTTACTTTGTCTACTCTGAGACTTGGGTTCGTGTCATCATGCTCAGGATTTAGGCATGATATAATAGCGTCCTGTCCTTTGACAGTAAATGGTATTTGCTTTTCCGTTAATAAATCTGTTGCTATCATTTTATATATCTATATTATACAGGAATTTTAACCTTGTGTCAAGTATTATTTTTTTCTTCCATTGATTTAATTCTTTCAATTCCAAGTGTAGATTTATGTTTCCAGTCTAGTTCGTCTCCTAACTTTTCAAAATCTGTCATTGGAATACCACTTGGGTCTAACTCATCTTCGTAATATCTGGACTTCCATACTAATTCCAGCATCTGAAAATAAACTGCGACCGCTTTATCTCTAAATTCTTTGTCTCCCCATAAATACCATAGTAGCCAATACTCTTCATCTATGCGACAAACTCTTACTTCTTGTTCTAGAATCATATCCATTCGGTCAGTTCTAGTTTCTACTGCCATTTCTGCAACTGCTCTCAGTCTCTGACTCCCAGCTATTGGGTACCAGTTTGGCATAACTAAGAAAGGTGCTTTGATTCCGTGTTCAAACACAGACTTATAAAGAGGTTCATTCAATGGCACCTTCTTTATATTTTCTTTTACTTTAGGTTGCTTTAGTAGCCACCCTAGTTTTTTAACATACCAAGTGTGTGGCGGTAAAGGTATCAGCTCGGACGTATCTCTACTGATTCTATCATTTGCCATTAGACTTCTACTTCCGAAAGCTCTTGTTTTATTACTTGTATTTCTTCTTCATACATAAACCAATTAGATGCAGAGTTGGTATTCGCTTGCATTGCTTCTAACAAAATTAGCCTATCCAGTTTATTAGCAACTGACTCTTCTGGGTAATATCCCAACTTTTCTTTCTTTCTGTGCTTCTCTTGTCTTCGATAGTCTTTTTTAGACTTATGCGCACCAGCACCGCTCATATTCCTACTTGCTTTGGCTACTGGATTTACTTTTTTAATTTTCATAAATTACTCCATTCAATATCATCGGGGTCTGGCATCATATCCCAGTCCTCTACGAACTTCAGTAAGATACGACCCTCATGTATCTTTACTTTAAAAGTTTTACCTTCGTACATACTCATACTTTCTAGGGTAAGTTCTTTATCAAATAGTATATCACCATTTTCTAACTTATCCCAAGTATAATCTACAAATGTTACTTTACTTGGTTTGTCCACCGACACTTCTCCTTTTTATGTCATTGTGATTAAATTCTGCCCAATACAATTCAAAAGCTACTCCGCTCTCGAGTCCTACAAATTGATGCATTACTCCTGGCTTAACTTGTGTAAAGTCGCCTGGGCCTAATATCGTTTCATCTACTAGGTCGTAGTCGTTTTGCCAGACTCTTATCATCATCTTGCCACTTTCTACAAAAAACCCATTCCATTTAAACTCGTGTAGATGTTCCGAGCACTCCATGCCTGCTTTATATTCTACTCTAT